TGGATGAATAATGTTCAATAACGTATCTCTATACTTGGCTATTTCTTTTTCTAATGTCAAGGTATATGTGAAATCATTATAATCACCACTTTGTATAACATCAAATGAACTTGGTTGTCCTGTAGAATCTAGATATCTACCATCACTAATGGTTAGTCCGTTTAAGAACTTTGCAGTTGCTTTCGCTGTGTCTCCGGGATTTCCATAATTTAATACTCCATTGGTACTTCTAGGATTAGTCGTGGTGACAATTTGCATGGATATTGTCGAGGATTTTATCAATAACGGCAAATTCATATTAGGTTGGGCATTATAGTTATACACCCGCACATTATATATTGCTGTATTTGCTGGTATGTTCTGTACCAATAACTGCACAGAATCTATTATTCCTGTATATGCTGTCTGGTATATAACATCACCCTTCTGTGGTATATTAGGCGATATCAAACCAACGACAGTGATGTCCTGTACCTGCAATGACACACTTGGTGGTGACACATAATCTTCACCGTATGTTATGGTGTTGATGGATACCACATGACCTACCTCATTAACAGTTGCGGAGAACGATTCACCCATGCCCAAAATAGAGGTTACTACCAAAGAAGCATTAGCTCCAATACTAGAAGATACTGTCAATGTAGGTAATGTTGACTGTGTATAACCCAAACCACCAAGAGGCACAGATACATCTGATCCATGAATATATGATGTTGATAGTATTGATCCGTTAGGTGAAACTGATTGTACATTGGCATATGCTTGATATCCCGTACCACCAACAATGTTTATTTTGTCATTGGCGACATAACCAGTTCCTCCGGAAATTATCTGGATAGGTGCCAGTATACCCAAATTGCTGATATCTGCATAGATAGCACTGTTTGATGTCTGATATAACGATTGTGCTATGATTGGCGGTACAGATGCTAAATTAGACCCACCATTACCAACTATTACCGAGGATATCGGATGTGTTGATAATGTGGTAAATGTGAAGGTGTTTGCTAGACTAGTGTTAGCATTAGATGTATGTCCAAAAGGATATGATACTGCGTTAATTGGTGTATTATTAAGAGTACCAATACTATCTACTGTTATCGTCACATTTGCAGCAGATGTTATACTGGGATCAAATGAACCTACTGATGCAGTTGCTCCATTGCCATTGACTATGGCTATTTGTGTGTTTTGTGTGAATCCATAACCGCCGGTAACGACCCCTATTGTTTTAAGAGAACCCAATGTGGTCAATCCAACTTGTGCGGTTGCTCCGATTCCTGTTGGTGACATAAGTCCCCCATAAACAACCACAGGATCACCCGACAAATAATTTGATCCTGGGTAATCAACGGCTATTCCACTAATTTGACCTAATATCTTTGCTCTTAATGGTTGGTTTGCGTTAGAATGAAATAATATATCTTGATTATGGTCGTCCACTACTCTAACATATTCACCAGATTGGAACAATCTTTCTATATTGGAAATGAATAATTCCACTCTGTTTCCGGAAAGAACTGTCGCTTCTATAGTTGCTATAGATTTTGATGTCTCGCCAAATAATCTTTTGCCGACGATTCTGTGAGATGGAGTATCTAGAAAATTAAGATTAGCGAACCCACTAGGAACATACACGGAAGCATTAGCATATCCAACGGTTCCTTGTGGGGTGTTAACTGCGATAAATGAAATTGTGGTGTTGCTTGTGTCCACGGCCGATACCGTATAAGTTCCGTTTGGTGGATAATTTATAGATGCTGTTGTGCCTGACAATGTAAATGAATCACCAACACCAAGATCCGTTGTTACCGGTGTTTGTATAGTAATTACATTGGCGTTGTTCGTCAATGCGGATACATGTATCAAATCGGTTGATATTTTTACACTCTTAGGTATATACCAGGTGCCTGACGAGGGTTTTAGTACTGCGTCTGAATTGATAAAAATATCAACGTCTAGGTTGTACAGGATTCTAAACAAAAACTTATATGATGCAGGAGTTCCTTTGGATTTATATAACTCCTTTGCTAACTTAACTACTTGATTTTTATCTGATAATATATCTGTGGGGAAATATGAAAGAAAATCATTGTAGAAATATTGAACAAATTTTGCCGAAGATTGGTCTATATCATCGTATCGTAATAAGTTTTTTGTTATATCTGTTATATTATCTGGTTTCTCTAACCATTGATAATATGCTTGGAGAAAAGCTACAAATGTATCATAGTTGGGGTCATCCCTAATGAATTGTGGCAGTTGTGATGGTATTAATAATGATGTTAGATTATTATTTATCATGGCTGAGTTATCACATTTACGGTAATTGCTGCTGGATCATAAGGATCTATTGTAATAATACCATTAAACGTTGATGTCAACATGGATGATACTGGTGTCGCTGTAATTGCCAGTTGTCCTAATGGGTTATCTACGGAAACTGGGTTGAATCCTGTTAATGTGATCACACCATTAACATAATCTATTGTGCCTATATTTGTGTTTAATATTGTCTTGACATTCTGAGGATTTATGTAGAACGTTCTTAGTGTGCCAATATTTCCTTGTAATTTAACCACCAATACCGCGAGTTTGCCTGTAGTGTCTTGTGGTTGTGGTGTAATAACAGCAACCGCAGAAGTATATCCTATGCCGGTATTAGTAATAGTGACATTGGATATACTACCTGCAACTAATGCACATGTCGCAGTAGCGCCGGTGCCATCACCCAAAATAGTAATTGTTGGTGTTGCCTGATAAAATGCACCGGGGTTCAATACAAGAACCGAATCAACTCCATTGGAATTGACCGGGACTTCTTCTATACCAACTCCAGTGATAATATTAGTAGCATTTACAGGATCTCTATATTGTAATGCCGGAGAACAACTAACTCCACTCAATAATTGTCCTTTTTGTAAAGGTGTGTTATAGTTAAGTGTGTATGTTGTTGGTACTGAAAGATTAGGAAACAACTTCTTCTGTATTTTTAAATCATAGTCACTCGACACAATAGATGAATCATAATTTTGTATAGTGTTTAATAATGCAGCAGGACTAAATGTTGAATTGAATGTATTTAATGTGTTGGACGCAAATCCATAAACCGCATTTTCTATACCTAATGATAATATATTAGAGGTTTTTGTGGTTTGCGATTGATTATAATGTACGTTCAACATCAATTGTAAATATGTATAATCTGGGTCGATGATGGTTGGTTTTACTGTAATTACACTCATAGGAGATATTACATTTTTCACCAATGCCATTTTCTGCGATTCTGTTAATGCATATGATCCAGAAGGTTTAAGTGAGATGTATATATTACCATATGTTGGGTTTATCGTCTCTTCTTCACCACCCCATACATTAACTGCATCGAATGTTATACCTATAGTATTTCTGCTTATTATTGATATATAATCATTCTTTGTTACTGCTCTATTTTGTGCAGAGAATGCTTTAGGTGCTTGAAATTTAATAGAGTTAATCGATTCTTTGGCAGAACCATTAGATGCTGGTGTTATAGGAAAAACACTGGCATTACCTCCGATGGATTGCATCATCGTGAAATTATTAGCACCTACTGCACTGATACCATGAGTAGATAAGTAGTTTACATTAACTATATTTCCATCAGTCAATTTTTTACCTAGTATATCATCACCAAAATATATTTGATAATTACCCGTTCTACCCTCTTGTATAAAATATACTAATGATTTACCATCCAATAATAGATGATTTGCTGATATGTCAAAAACTTGGGTGTTTGTATTTGAATTTGATTGTTGTACTGTAACTTTTAGTGTCGATGTATCAATATTTACATCAGGTATCTCAAAAATATAATTTGGATTTGATGTGGAATTAACACTAAATGAAAATGTACTGGGAATACCCTGTTTTATTGTTAAGTTGTCAAAGGTTGCTGTACGAGACACAGCATTGACTGTTATTGCATCATCCGTTACGAATGTATAGTTTACACCATTGATGGCTCTTGATATAAACTGTGTGTTTTGTGGTAATGTCAGTGATGTTGTATTCACATTACCGACTACAAGTTTAATGAATGCTGTTGGAGCTATTGCGGATCGTGGAGTATATCCTAGTAATTTTCCATGTGATACTACAGAACTTCTTTGTAGAGCAGAATCGAGAAACATCTCATTAGCAACCATATTCAAATAGTATGCATTATATTGGGTATTGAATGCTAGTATATCTGTTAATACCGATAAACCAGAACCGGCAAAATTATAATCTTTGAATACACTTTGACTTGATAAAAATGTATTTAAATTGAATTTGATATCAGCAAAGTCTAATCCTGCCATAGACACCGATGTATTACTGCTCATTATCTGTTCCTCTCTAATAGAATATTCACCGCAGAGGGTGATGAATTATTGCCTATGTAAAACGACAGATTAACATGGAATGCATTCGCATCAGGTAATGCCACAACCTTAACATTATCTATTGTTGCCCGAGGTTCATAATTGTTTATCACATTAGTTATTTCTGTTTCCAATGAGCTTGCCGTAATCGCACTAATAGGTTCAAATAACAAAGCGTTCATATTCGAACCCAATGTAGGTTGAAATGGCCGTTCATAGAAATTGGTCATCAACAAACATCGCACTGATCGAATAACCGCCTGTTCATCAAAACTCACAGAAACATCACCAGTAGCAGGTGATGCTGTAAAAGTTAAGTCTAAATCTGAATATATTTTCTTTAATGTGGCCATGTTCTATTTATGTTAATTGGGTGCACCTGTTGTGCCACCTTGTGGATCTGGATGGACGTGATTTACCAGACTTATTGGTTTAGAACCACCAAGAACATCAATACCAGCAGTTACCGTAGTTCCTGATGTGGTAGCAAGAGCAATATCCGCATTTCTTCCTGCTATCAAATCTATGTTCGCTTTCATATTAAGATTAGCAATAATGTTACTTTGTGATAATATATTACCTGTAGTTGATAAATCACCTATCTGATTTACTGGACCTATGAAGTTGAATGATGTGGCCTGTGCTGTGAATATGCCACCAATCTTCATCAACATATTACCACCAACTTCCCATTCTACATTACCATCAACTTGTATCTTAGCATCACCTTGAACAAATATCTTTAGATCACCTTGGATAGACTCAAGACTATCACCCATAATATAGATGTTATTA